TGGCGGCAGACCGCCGAGTTCGTCTGTAAGTATTTCCAGAAGGGCAGCATGATCGCCATCGAAGGCAGCTTGCAGACGACCTCGTACCAGGACAAGAACGGCAACAACCGCGCCAAAGTTGAGGTCGTCGCCAGTAACGTGAGCTTCTGCGGCAGTAAGGCCGCAGAGCGGGCTGTCGTGAAGGATTTTGACCAGCAGGCAGCAAATCATGTTCAGGAAGCAAAGGCCGCACAGAGCGCTCCGCAGGCCCAACAGACCAGTTTTGCCAGCCAGAGCTATCGCGCCGAACGCAAATCACCCGATGGTCAGCCGGTCGCTGTCCCCGACGCAGAAGCACACGATTCTGATGGCTTTTCCATCATTGATGACAGTGACGACCTCCCCTTCTAACCGCTGCCGCTGTGCTATCTGGCGATACGGGCGTTCCATTCGAAAGGAGGTCAGGCCGTGGGCATTGACCCTTCTCGCGGCTTCGTTGCCATCCCGCGCGGCCTGACCGACTGGGAATGGTATTCGGAGCCCAACACTACCCGGCTGTTCATCCACCTGCTGCTCACCTCAAACTGGCAGGAAAAGCAGTGGCAGGGCATCACCATCCACCCCGGTGAGCTGGTCACGAGCCGCGCAAAGCTGGCAAAACAGCTCAGAATGTCTGAACAATCCGTTCGGACGGCACTTATGCATTTGCAGTCAACCAACTGTATAACCAGCAAAACAGGGCCAAGATACAGCGTTATCGCGATAAATAATTACACTGAAATTATTGGCTCAACCAAGCAATCAACCAGCAATCAACCAACTCCTAACCAAGACTTAACAAAGATAACAAAGAAAACAAGACAGTCGTCGTCTGCGTGCGCGACGCCCGAGCCGACTCCGACGAAGACGACATCCCCCGTAGTCATGGAGTTCGAGCAGCGTATCTGCAAGCTGAGCACCCAAGGGAAAGCCCAACTGACCGGATATGCTGACCGGCTGGGAGAAGAGCTGGTGCTGGCCATCATCAGCAGGTGTGCCGACCTCGGTGCCTACAGCTGGGTGTATGTCCGTAAAGCACTGGAAGAGACCAAGGCGCAGGGGTGCAGGTCTGTGGAAGAGTACCGCAGGCTTCACCCCATCAGCAGCGGACGGAATCTCCGGGTTGACCGTACCGAGCCGAGCGGGAACGATTTTCTCAAGAATGCTGGGCGGAGGCGACCGTTGAAAAAGAAAGGAGCATCTGAGTGTGATGATGGAAGCGCATAAATCAGAACCAAGCATCTGCTTCAATCTGGACTGCATGGAGGGAATGAAAGCTTTTCCTGATAAGCTTTTTGACCTTGCTGTGGTAGATCCACCATATTTCAGCGGGCCGGAACACCGAGGGTATTATGGCTCACGTGTCAGTAAAACTGGCGTACACCGCGACTATCCTATCACCCCGAAATGGGATGTTCCCGGAAAAGATTACTTCAACGAGCTGCTTCGTGTGAGCAAGCACTACATCATATGGGGCTGCAACTACTTCGACTATCACTTTGCACCCGGCAGAATCGTTTGGGACAAGTGCAACGGCGGGACTTCGTTTTCTGACTGCGAAATTGCTGCAACCGACCTGTTTGATTCTGTCCGCCTGTTCCGGTATATGTGGAACGGCATGATGCAGGGCAAAAGCATTCGCGAGGGACATATCCAGCAGGGGAACAAAATCCTGAATGAAAAGCGCATCCACCCGACTCAGAAACCGGTAGCATTATATGGCTGGATTTTTCAGAAATATGCCAAGCCGGGACAGATGATTCTTGACACTCATGTTGGAAGCGGCAGTAGTCGGATTGCCGCCTATGATGCTGGCTTGTACTTCACCGGGTTTGAAATTTCGCAGGAGTATTTCCTCCTGCAGAAAGAACGCTACAAGGCATACACGGCTCAGACCGATATGTTTCATGCAGAAGGAGTAAACAAATGCGAATCCGATCATTGAATCAGCGCGATGATGTAAAGAAGGACGCTGGCTCTGCCACGGTAGAGCTGAGCGGTCTGGAACTCATTGCACTCAACAATATCTTGTGCAAGGTTGCAAAAGAGTCGGAATGCGATTCTGAAATACTTTTTGGGATGACCAGAGTGGTACATACCGCAAATTCCATCGTGCAGCATGGCAGCCTTGACAAAATCGATTTGCACAAGATGGAGGAGCTGGCATGACCTACGAGGAAAAGATAAGCTGGCTCTCCCGCTATCGGGAAGCCGAAAAGCTCTATCAGCGGCTCTCCTACCGGCTGGCAGAGGCGCAGGAAGCCACCCGGCACATCACCCAGAACCTCAGCGCCGCGCCGGGAGGCAGCAAGGATGGGCAGAGCCTCGCCCGGGCAGTAGAGCGTCAGGAAGAAGCCGAACGCCGCGCCTACGCGCAGCTGGCCGTTCTTGACGCCTTGTTTGCGGAGATCGATGCCGTGCTTGTGCAGATGGACTCCGCCGAATACTGCGCTCTTCGCAAATACTATCTTGACTGCTTGAAATGGGAGCAGGTAGCCGCAGACATGAATTTCACTTCCCGTGGCATTTTCGCCCTGCGCCGCCGGGCCATTGAACACCTGAAGCTCTGAAACTGTGCAGTATCCGTTCATTGTGCGTTCACTCTCTTCCGGTGTAAAATGATACCATCGGCAGAGCCGGAAAGGCCACCCGATACACGCAGCCTCCGCACCATGTCCTCCTTGACGCTTGACCGCATGGTGTGCGGGCTGCTTCTATTATGCCGCCTGAGCGCAATTTGGTGCGCGGCGCGTGTGACCAGACACGGCTGGTTCGATTCCAAAGGCGGCACCATGACGCTGCGCCCCGCCGCAGCAACCGCCTGACGCATGGCCTGCGAAACCGCTTGGGGCTGGCGTGCCGGATGGGAGTCCCTCCTTCTCCCCGTGAGAGTCCGGCACACCACCGGAGGCCCCGGAATCCGCAGTGGGTTCAAGGATACCCCACCGGATGTGCGTCAATCACCCTGCACAGAAATGTGCGGGGATTTTTTATGCAGCTTCTGCCGTTCGGAAACCCCGGGCGGCTTTACTTTTGCACCGGAGAGGTGGTGACGTGTCGCGTGAAGATGGATACAAAAATCTGGTGCCAATGGACCAGCGAAGCAAGGACGAAGCCAGGTCATTGGGACAGCAAGGCGGCATCGCCTCGGGCGCGGCACGCCGCCGCAAGCGCTCCATGCGGGAGGCCGCCGACTACTACCTGAGCCTGCCCGAGACTGACCGCCGCCGGGTGAACGCCATGCTGCGGGACGCCATCGACCCGGAGGACATCGATAACCAGATGGCCGTCGTCATGGGCGTCACCGAGAGAGCCAAGCGCGGCGACCCGCAGGCGGCGTCGGTGCTGCTCAAGATGCTGGGCGAGGATACCGTGCAGGAGGACCCCGCCGCCGATGCTCTGGCAAAGGCGAAGGAGCTGCTGGGAGGCGTGGACAGTGCCATTGACTGAATTTCAGCAGGAATATCTCCGCAGCTGCTCCCACCGTTGGAACGTCAAGACCGGAGCCACCCGCTCCGGAAAGACCTATCTCGACTGCGCCGTCACCATCCCAAAGCGCATCTGCGCCGCCCGGGGCGAGGGGCTGCTGGTCATGCTGGGCAACACCCTCGGCACACTGGAACGCAATGTGCTGGAGCCCATGCGCGGCCTCTGGGGGCCGGAGCTGGTGGGCGTCGTCCGCACCTCGGCCTCCGGCAACATCGTGCAGCTCTTCGGCCGCAAGGTCTATGTCCTCGGTGCTGACAATAAAAAGCACATTGCCCGCATTCAGGGCGCGGCTTTCGAGTACGCCTACGGCGACGAGATCACCACCTGGGACGAGGGCGTGTTCCAGATGCTCAAGAGCCGCCTGTCCTGCCCCCACAGCCACTTCGACGGCACCTGCAACCCGGAAAGCCCTTCCCACTGGTTCAAGAAATTCCTCGACAGCGATGCCGACATCTACTGTCAGGCCTACACCATCGACGACAACCCGACGCTTCCGGCCCAGTTCGTGGCCGACCTGAAAAAAGAGTACACCGGCACCGTCTACTATAACCGCTTCATCCTCGGGCAGTGGATGGCCGCGAACGGCGTCATCTACCGCCTGTTGGCCGACAGCCTCGCCGCCGGGGATGGGCGCTTTTTCTGGCCCGCCGAGAAGCATCTGCACCCGTGGCGGATCCGCATTGGCGTGGACTTCGGCGGCAATGGCTCAAAACATGCCTTCGTGGCGACGGCCATTCTGCCGGGCTGGTCGGGCGTTGTGGGGCTGGCGTCCCGGCGCCTCGACCCGGTGGCGCAGGATGCCGACTTTCTGGCCGACAAGCTCATCGAGTTCTGCATCGCGGTCTTTGCCCGCTGGGGCGAGATCCAGTACATCTTCTGCGATTCCGCCGAGCAGACCCTGATAAACCATATTCGTTCCCGCCTGCGCCGCTGCAAGCTCTCCTGGCTGGCTGACCGGGTGGAGAACAGCGCTAAGATAAAGATCACCGACCGCATCCGCCTCACCTGCATCCTGATGGGCGGCGGGCGGTTCTGGCTCATGCCGGAAGCTGCCACTCTGCGGGATGCCCTTGCCACGGCCCTTTACAGCGGCAAGCATCCCGGCGTGGATGAACGCCTCGACGACGGCAGCACCGACATCGACACACTGGACGCCTATGAGTACACCATCGAGCGCGATTTCAAGAGGTTGACGAACACATGAACATCACCGATTTTTTGGACTATCTGCATAAGATGCGCGGGTGGAAGCTGGATGCCGATTACTACAGCCAGATCGAGACATGGCGGCAATGGTGGAAAGGCAGCGTACCCGGCGTTCATACCCGCGCCGCCAAGTATGCCGACGGCACCAAAAAGCGCACCATTGCCTCCCTGCGGATGCCCAAGCGGGTCTGCGAAGACTGGGCCAACCTGCTGCTGAATGACCGCACTGCTTTCCAGATCACGGACGCAGCCACCGCCCGGTATCTGCTGGGCGACGATGAGCAGCAGGTGGGCGGTCTGCTCCGCGACCTGCATTTCTGGACGAATG